TCGGAGCATTCCCGGTTCATGAACGACGAGACCGAGATGCGCATCATCGAGCGGGTCGACGGCAAGCCGTGGCTCCAGAACGCGCTCCAGCCGTTGAACGGTGTCACGATCTCGCCGTACATCGGGCTGGCTAACTGATCATGGATATCCGGTATCTGAAGATCAGCGATGATCAGTATGTGCCTACGACCGGGACGGCGCAGCCATCCGTCACGGTGGTGGCTTCCGGGCCGAACTGGAATCTCAGGTTCGGAGCCGACGTGCTCAGCACGCACGCGGTCCAGCAGGACGCGCGCGACGCCGCGCTCACACTCGTGAACAAACTCGGCGCGCTGGTCACGCCGTAACGAACAGGGAGTAAGACATGGAAGGACTCGGACGACTGTTCGACGTCGGTACCGGCGTGGTGCCCGTCGACCTGAACACCGCCGACGGAGCGACCGGCAAGCGCGTGTCGATGGTGGGCGCCAAGGGCATCACGATCGTGGCGTTCATCGGCGCGGCCGCATCGGGCACTGATGACGTGGTGCTCACGGTCAAGCAGCACACCGCCTACACCGGCGGTACCAGTGGCACCGCCCCGACGATCAGTCACGCTTACGTCAAGAGCGAGACCGCGCTCGACAACGATGAGTCGTGGGCAGCGCTCACCCCCGTCGGCGGTGTGATCACCCTGGCCGGCGCGACGTACGCGGCGGTGCAGAAGCTGGTGGCCATCGAGGTCGATCCGCGGACGCTCAGCGACGGCTACACGCACATCTCGCTGGATGCTGCGGTCACCACGGCGGCGGTGCAGCTGGCCGGGGTGCTCTACATCATGCACAACCTGTTCGCCAGCCGTGCGCCGGCGAACCTCGGCAACCTGCTGCGCCCCGGCGCGGCGAACGCTTAACCCGCACTCGCCAACATGGGAGCCAGCAGGAAGGACGATCGAAATTGAGCATCGAGGAAGACTGGCTGGTGCGCCGCGTGCGAGAGCTGATCGCGTCGCTGAAGGGACAGGACATGCTCCAGGAGTGCGCCAAGTGCACGACGCTGTTCACGCCGGACGCTGACCACTGCCCGCACTGCGGCCACAAGGTTGGTGACGACGTCGACCAGGCGGCCGCGGTGACGCAGCGGTCGGCCGACACACAGGCCGGCCGACCGGACCAGCTCGACTCCCCGCACGGCCCCGGCGCGACGCTGGTCGGCGTGAACGCGGCGGTCGAGCCGGACCACTCGGGTGATGGCGAGGACGGTGAGGTCGATGAGAACGTCAACGACTACGCCGAGTTCAACGTCGAGCAGCTGAGGAAGCAGGCGAAGGATCGGGGGCTGTTCCACCCGTCCAACGCCAAGCGGGACGACCTGGTCGCGCTGCTCCAGGCAGACGACCGGAAGCACCAGAGCGAGCCGCCGCTCTGATCGACCGGCGCCGGGTCCTTGTCCCTCAGCAGGGCCCGGCGCCGCCCCGCTCGACCCGACCAGGAAGGTGACCACGATGGCCGATGAACCGCGCACCGGCGGCTGGTGGTCGCTGGTGGCTACGCTGAGGTGGAACGCCGAAGAGGCGGAGCGCGAACGCGAGACTCCGCCGGTCGCCTGCCCCGAACACGGCGATCCGCTGGAAGAACGAGACGGACAGCGACACTGCCCCTTCGGGCACTTCGTCTAGGCTCTTGATCAACAACTGAATACTCCACTCAGGTCTACCCCCGCAAGGGGTTCTCCGCCAAGAAAGCAAGGGCAGGGCATGAGCATCAACTACGCGACCCGCGAGGCCGTCAAGTCCGCTGTGGACGTTAAAGACAGCGCACGGGCCAACGCACAGATAGACCGGCTACTCGCCGACGCGTCGCGTTCCGTCGACCGGCTCTGCCACCGCGTGTTCTATCCGCGGCTGATGACCAAGACATTCGACTGGCCCGACCTCGACTCGCCGACTCCATGGCGGCTGTGGTTGCCGTCGACACAGACCCTGATCTCGGTCAGTGAGCTGACGTCCGGCGGGGTGACCATCGACCCAACCTCGGTGCTGCTCTACCCGAGCGACGGACCGCCCTACACCTACCTTGAGCTGGACCAGTCCACAGCGGCATCGTTCGAGTCCGGCGACACCGTTCAGCAGAGCCAGGCCCTACTCGGTCTGTTCGGCTGGACCGACGTCCACGAACCGGCCGGCACGATCGCCGAGGAGCTGGACGACAGCGAGACCGCTGTCGACGTCGCCGATGGACACCTCATCGGGGTCGGGTCACTGCTGCGCTGCGGCACCGAGCGGATGATCGTGACCGAGCGGTCCGCACTCGCCACCGGCGCCACACTCGGCGCGCCGGGCATGACCGCCGAGATGCGCTCGGTCACCGTGCCGCTGTCGACGGCCACCAACGCGCCGGTCGCCGGCGAGATGATCATCATCGACGGGGAGCGGATGCTGGTGACCGAACGCCTCGGCACCACCGCCTACGTCACGCGCGCCTACGACGGGACCGTGCTTGCCGCGCACACCGCCGGTGCTGCTGTCTACGCCTACCGCACCCTCACCGTCGAACGCGGCGCCCTCGGTAGCACGGCCGCCGTGCACACCGCCGGGGCCGCGCTGGAGCGCTGGAAGCCACCCGGCCCGGTCGAGGGACTGACGATCGCCGAGACGCTGAACTCGATCGCGCAGGAGAACAGCGGCTACGCGCGGGTGGTCGGGCAGGGTGAGGGTCAGCGTGAGGCACGCGGCGCCGGACTGGCAGACAAGCGCCAGCAGGTCTATGACGGCTACGCGGCCAAGGCCAGGACGGGGGTGGTGTGATGGCCGATGTCAAGGCCACGTTCTCCGGTCCGCTGTTCGACGGGCGGGCGCAAGCGGCGATGGATGACATCGTCGCCGCCGTCGCCGACAAGCTGGGCACCGAGGGGGAGCGGCGAGTGCTGCTCGGTCTGGACGCGACACTGCGCCGACCGACCGGCGCCTACCGCAGTCGCATCACGAAGTACGCCAACGCCGGGCAGGCGCGCGTGCACGACAACCGCGGCATCTACGGGCCCTGGCTGGAGGGCACCGGTTCTCGCAACAAGACGACCCGATTCAAGGGCTACCGGAATTTCCGCAACGCCACCCAACAGCTCAACCGTGGAGCGAAAGCGTTGGCGGACAACGTCATCGCACAGCACATCGACAAGATGGGATGATGATCATGGGTGCTTTCGCCGCGATCATGTACGTACTCGCCGTGATCTGCTTCGGCCTCGCGTCCTTCGGTGCGACATGGCCACGCGGCGTCAACCTGATCGCACTCGGCCTGGTGTTCTTCGCCCTGCCGGTGACGGTCGCCGCGATCGACGCGGTGCTGTAGCTCATGGCTGAGGACAGGCTGGGGCCGATCATCGAGTCCGCTGTGGACCGTCTGCTGTCGACAGCGGCCAGCAGTGGCTACTTCAGCGACTCGGTCTCCTACGAACCGAAGTCAGCGCCGGGCCCCGGTCTGTTCTTCTCCACGTGGATCGGTGACATCAAGCCGATCGCAGCACAGTCTGGTTTGGACGTCACGTCCTGTCGCGTCGAGATGAACTGCCGGGTCTACCGCAACATGATCACCGAACCGCAGAACACGATAGACATCGAACTGGCCAAGGCGTCGAGCTACCTGCTGGCGCAGCTGACTGGTGACTTCGGCATCGACGGCGCGTACATCGATCTTCTCGGCGCGCACGGTGAACCACTCGGCACCACCCTCGGCTACATCGAGCTCGACAAGTCGATGTTCCGGGTGGCGGACACGGTGGTGCCGTTCATCGCCGACGACGTATTCGATCAGGAGGTCTAGACCATGGCCAAGCAGACCGGGATGGCGATGAACGTGTTCGTCGACGGCTACGACATCTCTGGGGACTTCCAGTCCCTCGGCGCGATCGGCGGCGGGTGCGCGGTCATCGACACCACCGGCGTCGACAAGTCCGCGTTCGAGCGCATCGGCGGCCGACGCGACGGGCGTATCACCGCCGTCACGCACTTCAACCCCGAGACCGTCGCCGGTGGTGGGTCGGCCGACCGGTCGCATCTGGTGCTGAGGTCACTGCCGATGACCGACCGGCTGGTCACCGTCGCGCTACCGGCGGCCGGCGAAACCTGGTCCCTGGTCGCCAAGCAGGGCAATTACGATCCGACCGTCGCCGCGGACGGCGCCATCACCTTCGCCGTCGACGCGATGGCCAACAGCTACGGCCTGGAGCCGGGCAAGTTGCTGACCCCCCTCGGCAAGCTCACCCAGGGCGCGGCCGGCAACGGCTCCTCGGTGGATTTCGGCGCCGGGTTCAGCTTCGGACTCCAGGCGCACCTCCACGTCTTCGCGTTCACCGGCACCAGCGCGACGGTCAAGCTTCAGCAGTCCAGCGACAACGGCGGCGCTGATGCGTTCGCCGATGTCACCGGTGGAGCGTTCACCGCCGCGACCGGGCGCACCACCCAGCGCATCGAGACCGTGCGGAACCAGGCGGTTGAGCGCTACCTACGGCTGGTCACGACGGGCATCTTCACCAACCTGGTGATCGCTCTCGCGGTCGAGGTCAACCAGAGCGCGGTGGCGTTCTGATGTTCCAGCGAGAGCTGTTCCGCCCGACGCCGGTACTGCCGGCCGAAGCGATGCGCACCCACCAGATCAGCGCACCGGCGGCAACGCACTGGCGCCGGGCGACGTGCGCCGAGGTCGAGTGCTCCCAGTACCTGAACGGCTGGGCCACTCCGCTCGCCGGGCTGGACGAGGGGGATATCTGGCAGGCCAAGAACAGCGGCCGGAAGTGGGTCGAGGTCGACACCGACGCCGGTCCGGCGCTGGTGTTCGAGCCGGGCCAGCCGTGCTTCGCCGCGGTGACCCACCGCAAGCGGCTGGACCGACCGGAGCTGTTCATCGCGCGGGACGGCGATTGGCGCGGCAACCCGCGCGGGACGGACCCCCTGAGGTTCTCCGGGGCCGACTCCTGGGCCGACTCACTCCAGACCCACCTGGAGAAGTTCAACCAATAGAGAGGTAGTGAGTGTATGTCTAGACACGTAGTAAGCTTTAGCCATGAAGCAAACACCGCGTGGCGCGACAAAGAAGACATGCACTACCTGCCTTGTAACAAAGCCGGTCGATCAGTTCAGTCTTGCCCGAAATGGCAAGGCGCAGCAAAAGCCTGTTCGGAAAAGCAAATGCAAAGCTTGCCAGGCGACGGCTGCTCGTGTGTGGTTCGCAGACAACAGAGAACGATCAGCCGTCACCAAACGACGGTACAATCTACTCAAGAACTACGGACTATCCATCGAGAACTACGATGCGATGTCCGCCGATCAGAATGGCAAGTGCTTAGTATGTGGCCGCACGGAGATGCTACATGTGGATCACTGCCATGCGACCGGCGCAATTCGTGGTCTGCTTTGCGGGTCATGCAATGGTGGTCTCGGTTTATTCCGTGATGACATCGATCTGCTACGAAAAGCGATCGACTATTTAGAGAGGTAGTGGTTCAAATCGCGAAGCAGTCAGGATTGGGCTGGACAACGTTCACGGTGGAGGCCAGCGACGGCACCACCGCGAACGATCTCCGCAACGACATCACCAGCTTCACGCTGGCCACCCCGCGCGGAGTGCAGGACGTCACCGGGCTCGACAAGAGCGCGATGGAGCGCCTGCTCCTGCTGGCCGACGCCAGCGTCACCCTGTCCGGGGTGTTCAACCCGAGCGCGAACAAGTCGCACGCGACACTGCGCACCGTCCCGTCAACCTCGGTCGTGCGTGGCACGGCGCTGGCGATTGCGTCACAGACGCTGTCGATGGAGATGCTCTACACCGACTACTCACTGAACCGGGCGCAGGACGGCTCGTTCGTCTGGTCCGCGCCGGGTGTCCTCGCCGACGGCACCGTGCCGACGTGGGGGCCGTAGCGCGATGACCTACAACCAGGGCAGGCGGCGCCGGGTCTACGAGCTGAACATGAGGCCGTACCCCGGGCTGGTCGTGCGCGTGCGCAAGCCATCCTTCGCCGCGCTCGACCGGCTGACCTCGGCGCTGCCCGTCCTGGGTGACGACCTGGAAGGCACCGAGGTGCCGGCACTCGCGCGCATCAAGGCATGGGGTCAGCTGTACCGCGCGTTCGCCGACTCACTGGTCAGCTGGACCCTGACCGACGGT